AATGATCAGAACGCTGATCCTGCTGAGCTACATGAGCACCAATGCTTGCATTATTGCTGGCGTGCTAAGGCATTGGAACAATTAAACTAATGGCATGGAAGCATCCAGCGAGCTTTACTCCTGCCGTCGTTTTCGGAAGTGCCGCGAGAAGTTGCCGCTGGCGGATTTACTGCGCGATGAAAGCGGGCAGTTGTTCTGCAAGCCAGGCATGTGCCCTAATGGCAAGAACCAGAATACAACCGATCTAATCAATCTTCAAGTTGAAATACGCAAGTTACGCGGTGAAATAAAAAACAACGCAAGCAAGGAGGAACGACTGCTAGCTCATGTTGAAAGCCTCCAAGAACGGCTTGCAGTTGCGCTTGACATCAAGGCCATTGAAACGCCCGCTGCAATTGAACGATCCAGCAACATTGATCGCAATGAAGCCGTGCCGGTATTGCTTTGCACTGATTGGCATTGCGGCGCCGTAGTAAAACCTGAAACGGTGAATGATCTTAATTTCTATGACGTAGATACATTCCACAGCCGTACGGTAGCAGTGTTTAGAAATGCACTTAAGGTAATCACCATGCTGCGATCAACCAGCAGCATTGAGAAGATGGTGGTGTTTCTGGGAGGCGATCTAATTGATAATTGGCTGCATCCAGAGCAGATTCAGTTGCAGGAGTTGTCGCCTACGCAGCAGATCATTGAATGCGAGAAGGCCATTGTTCGCGGAATTAATTACCTGCTAGCCAATGGTAACTTCAGTAAGATTTTGGTTCCATGCTGCTACGGCAACCATGGCAGAACAACCATAAAGATGCAGGCTGATAATGCCCATGCAACCAGCTACGAATGGTTGATGTATCAAAGCCTGCGGCGTCATTACAGCGGCAACTCGCAAATAGAGTTCATTATCTCAAATGGCAATACGCTATATCTTGATGTACTAGGCAAGAAACTCAGATTCATGCACGGAGATGCAATCAAATATGCTGGCGGTGTTGGCGGTATCACAGTACCGCTCACTAAATACATCTATCGCCAGGATGTAGGTATCAGGGCAGACCACACCTTCCTAGGTCACTTCCATACTCTTACCCATGGCTCTAGCTGGACGGTAAACGGCAGCTTGATTGGTCCCACGGCTTATGGCCTAAAGTTAGGCTTTCCTCCAGAACGCCCGCAGCAGGGCCTAGAGGTAATCGACAGCAAGCGCGGCTTTACGATCAGCGCACCGATCTTAACCGATTAGCTACACTGGATACAAGACGCAATGCACCGCCAGGACCGTGATCGAGAATCTGATCGTTGGTCTTGCCTGCCTGGTCTTAGGTGGTGTTGGTGGTAGTGCCTCCCGGTGGGTTGCATCACGCAGCCAAGAAGACGAAAAGGCCAATATCGCCATTGTTAAGCTGAGTGCTGGTGTCGAGCACATTGCCGCTGAGCTTACAGCAATCCGTGAAGACATGCGCACCGACCGCCGCGAGTTGTTTGGCCGCCTTGGTACAGCAGAGCAACGTATTGCTAAACTAGAGGCACATCGTCAAATCTGAGATGGACCGCATCGCTGAATACGTCGCGCTTGCAGTTGCAATCCATGGGCTGGCGCTGGTAATCGTCAATTTGACGCCGACACCGAAAGACAATGCAGCCCTGAGCAATGCTGCGCGTGTTGCAGTACGCGCTTACCGTTTGATTGAAATCATCGCCGGTGTTGTATCGCCTCGCGTCAAGCGATGACCAATACAAGCCCGATCACTCTTGATCAGCTTTTTCGCAATAACAAAAACCTGCCGCATCAGCTTGCGGCGATCACAGAACTTGAACAGGACATCCGCGTCAATGGCTATGACGTTGCCATGCGTCGCAGCCGTCCGTGGTTCAGCGTTTGGAGTCAAGCCGGCAAGCAATCAAACCCGCTGCCAGTACCATACCAGTCGCAGCGGGACAACTACCGCGATGCAAACCGCACCTGTTTCAGCTCCAGTTGCTCCATGCTGCTGATGACGCTAAAACCTGGTGCTATCCACAGTGATGACGAGTACATCAAAACTGTCTTCAGCATTGGTGATACCACCGATGCATCAGTGCAACTCAAGGCACTGGCTAAGTACGGAATCAAGGCCTGCTTCGAGACTGGCGGCAACCGTGATCTAGTCAAACGGCAGATTGATGCTGGCAAACCTGTCCCAGCAGGGTTCCTGCATCACGGCACCGTATCAGGCCCTACTGGTGGTGGACACTGGCTTTGCATCATTGGCTATGACACCAAAGGCTACTGGGTTAATGATCCATGGGGTGAGATGAACCTAACCGCCGGCACCTACGGCAGTACCGTAGGATCCAAACTCCACTACAGCTACGCCAACTGGGAGCCACGTTGGATGGTTGATGGTCCTAGCACTGGTTGGTGCATCATCGCATGAGGCAATATGTCCTTGAAATTGACTACACAATAGTAGTTGAAGATATAAACGATGATCCCAGCGAAGTTAGTGATAATTTTATAGCACGTTTAACAGAATTAGCAGCATCAAACGATCACATTCTGGGTCTTTCAGTTCAAGTCCTACCCATCCCGGAGTTGCGTGGATCATCAAATCGACGAAACGCAACTGATCCCGAAGCGGAGTGCGAAGAACCAGTTTAGGCAAGAAATCTTTGAGGCATGGTGCTTTACCTGCGCTTATTGCGGAAATTCGGCTGATACGTTAGATCATGTCAAGCCACGCCATAAAGGTGGCACAACGACTACATTTAACCTAATACCAGCCTGCAAACGCTGCAATCGCGGCAAGGGGAGCACCAATTGGCTGGAATGGTATTCGCTACAGCAGTTTTATACAATCGAACGTCAGCAATCAATTGATAATTGGATCAAGCATTAACCGCAACCTGCTAATGCCACTTGCGTGCATTGATTGTAGCTTTGTAATGGTGTGGCCAGTTTGCTCTTGCAATTCACGCCATGGCGTAGGTTTATCAAGCAGTCTACACTCAATGATGTAGCGCGTTGTTTGGTCAATGTATTGCCCGTAAATTTCAAACATTTTATCAATTGCGTCGTTATTTTCAATTGTATCTAAAGCACCAAACTGGCTTTCATCAGCAATAAAATCAATAATAGCTGATCTATCTAGCTCAGCGCCAGTTGCATCAAGGCTAGATGTTGATTGGTTGCGTTGTATTGCTGTTACCATTTCATCTATTGTTATTCCTAATTCATCTGCAATCTCCCGCTGGCTTGGTAATCGCCCAAACTGCTGCATTAGCATGGTTTGTACTTTGACGGTTTTAATTATCTTTTCATGCAGTGATGATGGTATGCGGATCATGTTATCATTATTGGCAATAGCTCGATGTATTGCCTGCTTGATCCACCAATAGGCATAAGTTGTGAACCGATACCCCCTACTAGGATCAAACATATCAACAGCACGCGCCAAACCTATATTGCCTTCCTGTATTAAATCCATCAGCATCATTGCCTTGCGTTGCCGGCCATCATATTTCTTAGCGATATTGACGACCAGCTTAAGATTTGATTGGATGAACTTATCCCTAGCGCGTCGCCCTTGCCGTTGCTCCCGATCAGTGCAATCAAGCTGCTGCATCTTTACCACCTGCCGCCCAAGCTGGATTTCTTGCTCAGGCGACAGCAACGGATACCGCGCAATCTCGCGCAGGTATTCCCTCAGCGATGAATCATTTGGGGACATGACTGGCGGTTGGTGATAGGTGGCCATTGTAATGACCAACAACCGCATAGCTGGTTGCAGGGATGGCACTCATCTTGAAGAATACCATCTGCCCGATCTTAAGGCCAGGCCATATCGGCAGCCGTTGCAGTTGACGGCTGTTCTTTAGTTCAAGCGTTAAGGTGCTACCATGCCAGCCGGGGTCAGCGTAACCAGCGTGCAGATTTTCGTAACCTTCACGTGCGCGGCTTGACTTAAGGAAAAACAAGCCGGCGATATCTTCCGGCATATTGAATGATTCCATCGTATCAGCCAAGATGAATTGCCCAGGCACCAACTCATAGGGTTGATCCCTGCTGCTTGTGCTGATGTCAACTGGGATCATGTCATGGCTTGCCGCCGATTCAATCATGATGGTATTGCCGAGTCTTAAGTCAAGACTGGCGGGATTGATTAGCTCAGGCAGATGGTTTTTAACCATGCCTTGCTCGATCAGCTGCGCGATCTCAAAGTCTGAAAGGATCATGGTTTGTCGAAAAGACGGTTTACATACCAGCGGGCTTTAGCGAGTGATTCCCTGCCGCCCTTATGATTCATGCGCCAAAGGTATTTTATTGCATTGCCTTTGCAGAATCCTGCAAATTCCTCTGGCGTTAATGCAGCTTCGATTGCAGTGATGCATTCTACAGCACCTGCATTGTAATGGTCTGGGTGATTTACCGTTTCAGGCATGACTGAAGACATTGCATTTAGATGCTTCTTGGTAGTTACTGGTCAGGCATTCGGGAAACCCAATGCCGCAGCGGCCATCGCCGGTGATGTGGATGCATTGGCGGCATGATTGACCAGCGGCTTGTAATGCATTGGCTTTTTCTTGCTCGTATGCTTCTGTACCGCGCCTAGCGCCACCGCCCAGATGAATTGGCCGTGGCAGATAGCGTAGATCTTGGTCGGTGTCAGCATGTGACCGCCAGCGGCACAACCGGCTAACGCATGGAACGGATACACCATGCACCCGAGCAAGTTCTATACATGATTCCCCATCCATAAAATGCGCAAGCCTTATCTTGCGCACTGTTGTGCTGTCGAGTGTGTTAGGCATTACTGTTGGCCATTCAGTTCGGTGGCGATGTTTTGAAGGTACGCAACTGCGGCATTCCACCCCAGTTCATAGTCGTTGGGCGTTGAACCTTCGTAATGTTCGGAGGTAAGCAAGGTTTGCATTGCGGCAGCGCAAAGGGCGGCGGCTAATCGAGTAGCTCCGGGGCGAGTTGTATTTACCCGAGCCTCGTAACTGCCCAGACAGTGCCCATAAGCATCCAGCACGGCCTGAACAGCGGGTGATAGCGGCGTAGGCACTGGGAGGTCGTTGGGGGTGGTGTCAGTCATTGTTGTCCATCAGTAAGAAATCTCTACTTTTGCCACCCCATCAAGGGGAACCCGTAAGCGATAGGCCGCACCTGCTGACAGGTCGATCGAGTTGCAGTCGCAGCGGTCGGTGATCGGCACCACCAGGCTGCGGCCCCGGTGGGTGACGGTAACCAGCGTGCCGCAACGGATCCATGGATGCGCTGCGCTGACGCCCCAGTGCTGGTACGTGCCACCACAAGCGTCGGCCCTGTTGTGATACCAGCCGTCGTACACCGTGGCGGTTACGGTGCGGGCATGGGCCGGCGCGGTGAGCATGGCCAGCAGTAGCAGAAGCCTCCTCATGCCCACTTCCCCAGTAGGTGACGACGGCATACAGCAATCGCCTCGTGCGCTTGCTTTGGCGTCATGATTGAATTAATGTCATCCATGGCCTCGCATACGTCAGCATGTAGCTGCTCGTAGTCGGCATCACGAAAGTTGGGACCGATGTCAGAGCAAAACTCTTGCCAGAGACCGGTGTAGGTGCCGCATGTACGTCCGCTTTTGGCGTACAGCGCATCCATCATGATGGTGCGTTGCTGGTCAAGTTGATGGGGTTTCATTGATGGTGTAAGTACGGGTGAGCTTTGACCATTGAAGCGTGTGGCCTTCGATTAGCGTTTCTGCTGTTTGCAGCGTATACCATCGATGGCCGCAATCCAAACAATGACGGCGACGGATAAAATCACCGTCAGTTGTTGGCTTGCGCAAGATTACTTCGTTGTATCTTGTTTTACACTTTGGGCATTCTGGGCATCCGATAAGCATAAGACGTATTTAGCAAATGCCGTATGCGTCATGATTGCATGGGCGCCAGGGTTGAATGGATAGGATTGCTTCCACCATTCAATAAAGATAGCTTCGTAATCCATTAGAACGCATCGTGTGCCTCATCCATTTTAGGACGCGGCAGGAACTCAAACCGTGCAACCGACATAGAATGCTTGCTGCGTTTTGTGCCGCTGTCTTTATCCATCCATTCATTACGGCGAATGTTGCCGGTAACGAATAGGCTATCACCTTTCTTAAGTTTGTCATAAACAATCTCGGCGCTTTTACCCCAGATTTCTACGTCAATGGCATTGTTGATGTAGTTACCATCCTTGTCCTTGCCTTCGGCAATACCACCGGCAAAGTTGACGACAACATTACCGCTGTCAAATGATTTCAATTGTGGGTCGCTGATGATGCGAACAACACCGGATGCATAAAGGCTCATGGATCAATCCTCAAAAAGGTCGGTGATGGCAGACTCGCGTTCCACCATTAATTGCAGCAGTTGATCGTGTTGGTCTTGGGTGATGTCACCCGCCGCCAAACGAGCCGCCATCTTAGCTGGTATGGCAGCCAACTCATCCAGCGTCTGCGCCTTCGCTATGGCGGCCTTGCCGGCGGTAAACATGGCGCTACTGCCCTTGGGTGCAGCAGCAGGCAGAGCGGGCTTAGGGGCGGCCACAGGTGTCACTGTGACCTCTTCCGCCTGCTCCATTTCGTCGGTGGTGTAGACGCCTGAGAGGTTGGCGGGGAATGCTTTGCGCAGCGCCAGTGCTTCTGAGCATTTGGCGATCATCGCGGCTGGCATCTTGGACCACAGGTTTTGGCCTGCGTTGTAATCCGCAAAACGCGCCACACCAATAAACGCATGGCTGCTGCCTTTGCGATAGATGATGGTCTTAGCGGCAGCCGGCGGCTTATCAGCAAGCCATACGTCTTGCCATGCGCCATCAGCGCCACACCAGTACGTCTCGGAGCCATCAAGCTGGCCGGTGCGTTCAGCAATAGCACGCAGGCCGTCGATGCCGGCTTGGATGGTCATCTTTCCAGCACGCTTGATAGCGTAGATCTGTTTACTGAACGGATCTAGCCCAGTGCGTTGGCAGGCATAGGCAAATAGCTTCAGCTCATCACCGCTGCAACCCGGTGCAATGGTGCTGCTGATCAGTTGCGTTTGCTCTGGCGTCCAGGTAGTTAGGTTGCTCATTAGAAGTCATCTGGCGACAGGGCCAGCTCGGGTGTGTGTTGCGCCCAGCGAGGAAGGCTAAGCGTTTGGATCTGGTCGGTGTAACCGGGCCAGGCCTGAGCATCCTTGCAGTTAGCAATTGCTTGCAGGTTGCTTTGTTGCAATTGTTTACCAACTGCAACAGCATCAGCATCAAGCTCATACGTGGCAACGCAATAGGGGAAGGTTTTTTCTACCGCAAGGAAGATAAACCGATTTGCAATATGCGATTGCAGGTAATGCGCTTGTTGCACGTGGTAGCGGTACTGCGCAACGGATCGCGCAAAACCATCAGCGCTGGCATCTGTTGTGGTCTTTAGGTCAACAATCGTTAATCCATTGATCCAATCCGGGCGGCACTTACACCGCAATCCGGTAGCATCATCATCCCACCAAACGCTCTGCTCGGCAAGGCCAACGCTTAGCAGTTCAGCGGCAACCGGATGGCTGCGCACTGATACGGCCATTGCCAGCGCCAGATCCATGTCAGATCCGGTTACTGCCTCAATGCCCTTTGCATCAAGCTCCAGCGCCATTTCTTTGCCTGCTTTGGTATTACGCGGCAGGCAGACGGCATAACGCTTATGCAACTCTTCAGGCTCCAGCACGGCGCAATGCACCAAGCTGCCGAGACGCATTGCAGCAGTAGGTTCTACCGGCTGGCGTTGCGGGTCAAGGTAACGGCTCCAGTAATGCTGCGGGCTTTTTGCAATGGCGTGCAGGTGACTGGCGCTTACTGCTGGGTCGGCGTGATAGTCGGCGTTGTTCATCGCTGACACGCTGCAATGATGCCAGCATTGCAATCCGTTTCAGTCATTTGAGACAGTGTTTTGTTTGTTGTGATGTAGAACAGACCAGTTGCAACAAAGATAAAGACGAGTGTTTTCATGGTGGTTAATTTGGTTAGTTGAGGGTTGACACGCCTAACCGCACTGTTATCCCTCAGTTGTATCAGCCGAGTAGGTTAATCACGGTCAGCAATGCAACCAATCCAAATAGGATCACTTGCCGTTGCTGTAGTTGATCAATCTTGGCCTGTTGGCTGTCGGTGATCTCCATGGCTGCCGTGATGATGTCAGCTTTGGTTGATGCTTGGGTAATGTTTGTCATTGCGGTTTGTGCGGTGCAGGTCTTGCCTGCGTCCCCATATCCTACAGGCACTGCTGCCAGTGTCAACCTCTGCCTGTTGCATCTCGTAACAATCCCTCGGCATCGGCCACAGAGCGCGCCACACCAGCAATCCCGCCTGCGGTTTCAACTGCTGCCAGCCATTGCCGCTGATCTGGTGTCAGGCGCCCTGTAGCTGTCTTGACCTCAATACTGGTGAACACCGCCACCTGCTGACCGACCATATCGGCGGTGATCGTCCGAGTCGTCCAGCCGATCAGGTCGGCGCTGCCCTTGCATAGCCCGAAGCTGACTGGGCGGCCATTGGCATCGCGCAGCACTCCGGTATTGTTGCGGAATAGCCGCGTGGCGCCAGTGCCGCACGCTAGGCGAATGTGTTGTTGGATGTGTTGCTCAGACATTGGCTAATTCGCGCACACGGGCCAATGGTATGGCAGCCACCTGCGGCACCACTGCATTCCCTAAGGCTTTAAGACGGTCCACCCGACCGGAAAGCCCATCATCTCCTCGACAAAGTACGGGTTGAGATATGTAGCTGCGCCAGTTGGAGTCAAGACGGTGGGCAGTTGATCCGCTCGGCCAACGCCTTTCCAGTCGCGTGCCACTGGGGTTGGCAGCAGCGGATACTTCTTCGTCGGTATTCCCAGCCTAAGAAACACACCCTCTTTCAAGCTGTCCCCGTGAGAGTGGCTTGTGCTGGCTGGCTCCTGCGCTCGTGGCGTAGGCAACAAGCCACCACCGGTCACGTTGATGGCAGGCTCCCACAGCACTTGCCGGTATACATGCCCATTCCGCATCAAACCCTGCCTTGGCCAGCGTTCCGAGTACAACGTCCATTCCGTTAGCAGTGATCGCTGCGACGTTCTCCAAGACGACGTATTGGGGCTGTACCAAGCAAACGACTCGCATGAGTTCGTAAAAGAGACCAGACCGAGTGCCTTCCTTGATGCCGGCTTGTTTACCTGCGGTGCTGATGTCTTGGCAGGGGAATCCACCGCAAATAACGTCAGCTGATCCTGGTGCTGGATTGAAAGTGCAGATGTCATCGTAAATGGGAACGGTGGGCCAGTGTTTTGCAAGGATTTTCTGGCAGAACAGATCGCGTTCAACAAACGCTACCGTCTCATAACCGCCGACGATTTGCTCTGCCGCATAACTAAATCCACCGATACCGCTAAAGGTGTCTAACAGTCTAAGCATCATCCCACCCTCTTGGTTTGCCGTGCAGCCATAATATGCTTAGCCCAGCCTGGTTTGTAGCCGCGTTGCCGTTCAAGGCGTAGCAGGTCTTCCATACTGCGGGCGCCGCCTACCTCAGCGCGTTGGCGTTGTTTGCTTAGGTCGAGTTCTGTTAACTCACCCTTGACGACCTCAAGCTCCCTAGCCTCAGAAACAAACTCATGGCCGCATTCCAAGCATTGCCTTGCTTGACTAGCCATTGCAGCAAAGCATTTCGGGCATACCTTGACGCTGGGCGCTGCGGAACGGTCTTTTTTGTGCTCACCGTCTAAGGTCCATTCACGTTGCTCTAGGTGGTGGCCTAGCCGCAGCGTGTTGCCGACATGATCTAGTACCACCGCAGCAGCCTTACCGGGTGATGGCCGCAAGCATCGGCCAATCATTTGCAGGTGCAAGCTAGTGCTAGCAGTAGGTCGCAGCAGGATGCAACCTCCCACTGATGGCACGTCGATGCCTTCACCGATCAATGCGCAGGATGTAAGCACTTTAATCCGACCAGTACCAAGTGCCTGCAATAAATCACGCCGCTGCTCACCAGTCATGCTGCCGTCAATACTGGCGGCTGGTATGCCGTTGCGCTGGAAGAGAGAAGCCACGGCCTCAGCGTGCGCTACTGAACAGCAGAACGCAATCGCCGTTTGCCCTTCAAGGTGTTTGAGGTAATGGCTTAAGCAGTCGCCCATTATCGTGCCGATCCGATGCTCAGCTTCACGAGTGTCAAAATCACCCATACGCTTGCGCAGGCCGGTGGTATTAAAACCAGGCGGTGCCAGCACACGTGCATTAGCAAGGTATCCGCTATCAGTCAACCATGCGGCACTTGGTCCTTGAACCATTGCCTGGTAGTGCTCACCTAAGCCTTTACCGTCAAGTCTGATCGGTGTTGCCGTTACACCAAGCAATCGCGCAGATTCAAAATGATTGACCACCGTAGACCATTGACCTGCACTGGTATGGTGCGCCTCATCAACAATTAACAGTTGGAAGAAATCACGCGGTAATAAATGCAGGCGCCGCGCTAATGTTTGCACGCTTGCAATCTGCACCGCAGCAGACAAATCCATACTGCGGTTTGCTGCAATAATGCCATGATGCAATGGCATACTGCGGCTTGCTTGATCCAGCAACTCAGCGCGATGCACCAAAATACAAACGCGGTTGCCTTTCTTTGCCGCAGATTGCGCAATATGGCTGAAGCATACGGTTTTGCCGCCACCAGTAGGTAGCACGGCTAGGACCGACCGATGCCCAAGCTGGTATTGCAGGCGGATTTGATCTATTAGTTGCGTTTGGTAGGGGCGGAGGTTCATCGCCAGCGTTTATTTGGTGGGCATTGCCATGGGTGCTTGCTAACCCTAGCATAGGCTGCTAGGATCTGGCAACCACCTGCACGGCGCCGCATGGCCCAGACTCGATCGACCAGCATTACCATCCCGCCAGACCTGCGGCGCTGGCTTGAGGCTCAGACAAAATACGGCCATGGTATCGGCGCTGTAATCCGTGACCATCTGACACGTGCTATGGCGCAAGCGCAGCCAAAATGACCGTATCAGACCTCGCTAACGGCAGGTGGCCTGACCTGCTGGCGCAACTTGCTGGCCTTACGCCAGAGCAGTTAACCGACAAGCATCAACCGTGCCCGCTATGCGGTGGCACCGATCGCTATCGCTTTGATGACAAAGACGGCACCGGCTCTTGGTTCTGTAATCGTTGCGGCGGCAAAAACCAGTCTGGTGGCGCCGGCAGCGGCATGGATATGCTCATGCGCAAGATGGATTGGTCCTATGCCGAAGCCGCAACACGCATTGAGCAGCATCTAGGCATCATCCCGGAACCGCCTACAGCAGGCGCCGAGCATGTATGGCGTTACAGCAATACCTTTTTTGTTTGCCGCTTTCCTGGTAAAAAGATTCGCCCGCTATGGTTTGATGGTGCAGGCTGGAAGTGGAAGGCACCGCCCGCACCGCGTCCTCTTTACTGGGCGCGTCCAGATACCGCAGGCCCTGTACTGATCTGCGAAGGCGAAAAGGCAACAGATGCAGCGCAAGCATTATTTCCGCAGGTTGCTTGCATCACATGGCCCAGTGGCTGTAAGGCCATCGACAAGGCTGATTGGTCGCCTATAGCAGGTCGCAAGGCGATCCTATGGCCTGATGCTGATGATCCAGGCCGTGAAGCAATGGCAAAGCTAGCGCCGCGTCTACTTGCCGCAGGTGCTGAACTTGTTCGTATCGTCAGCCCACCGCCTGATGTACCAGAAGGCTGGGATCTAGCTGATGCAACATGGACGCCATCAGAAGCCGCTGAATATCTCAAGGCAAACCGCTCAGCGCCAATTACTTTGCCGGCGATGGCGCCAGTATTGGAAATCGAGACGCCAGTTTTGGATCCACCGCCATTGCCGGCGGCTGGCGCACATTTCATATGTCTTGGTTTTGATAATGACTCCTACTACTACCAACCCAGCAGTACGGGACAGGTAACACGCCTATCGCGCAGCAGTCATACGGGAACCAATTTAGTTGCCCTTGCGCCACTTAGCTACTGGGAAACTCTCTACACCTCCAAAACAGGCGTCAACTGGACCGCAGCAGCAGCTAGCCTCTTTGCGCAGCAGGCCGCAGTCGGTGTCTACAGCCCTGATCGCATACGTGGTCGCGGTGCATGGTGGGACAATAAACGTACTGTCCTGCACCTAGGTGATCGCCTCATTGTTGATGGCACCTCACAGCCCACCACAACAGCAGTACCAAGTAGCTCATACATCTATCAGCGTTTGGTGAGCCTCAAGGGTCCAACCGACGTCGAACCATTAACAGATCAAGAGTCATGGGCACTTCTTGAGTTAGCAGAGCGTTTCCACTGGGAAGCTGAAGGCTCCGGCTCCCTGCTGGCCGGCTGGGTTGCACTTGCGCCAATATGCGGAGCACTTACATGGCGCCCGCACGCATGGCTTACCGCAGGCGCAGGTTCCGGTAAATCCGCAGTCTTAGAAAAATATGTCGGCCCATTGCTTGGTGACATGGGTCTCATAGTCAGTGGTAATACCACAGAGCCAGGTATCCGTCAAGCATTACGCGCTGATGCGTTGCCTGTTGTATTTGATGAAGCCGAATCAAATGAACGTTCAGACCAACAACGTATGCAAGCAGTTCTTGGCTTGGCGCGTGTTGCAAGTTCCGAATCCAAGGCGCATACATTAAAAGGAAGCCCCGAAGGTGATACGCAACGTTATACCATACGGTCGATGTTTTTGATGTCAAGTATTGCAACCGCCTTGAAACAAGGTGCTGATAAATCACGCTTTGCTCAGCTTACTTTGCGTAATCCAAATGAAATCGCAAAGGAAACTCGTATCGCGCATTGGGAGAAATTAGAGCGTGATCTTGATCGGCTTATTACTACAGAAATTGGCCGTCGTTTGCAGGCTCGTACAATATCGCTCATCCCAGTAATACGCGCTAGCACTCGTATTTTTACACGTATAGCAGCAGAGGCATTTGATAGCCAACGCCTAGGCGATCAATACGGTACATTATTAGCCGGTGCATGGTCTATGCAGTCCAAAGATATACCAACTGCCGAGCAAGCTAGGGATGTTGTTAATAAAATTAACTGGGATCCTTACAGCCAGTCAACAGAAATACCGGATGAAAAGCGTTGCTTACAGTACATACTGGAGCATCAAATGCGCGTTGAAGGTGATAAAACAGTCACCAGAACTATCGGTGAATTGATACAGATTTCAGCAAGCCGCTCCCATGACATCGACGTTACGCCTACCCTCGCGCAGGCCACGATCGGTCGTAACGGCATCAAAGCTGATGGTGATCTGATCTACATCGCCAACAACGCCACAGCCATCGCAGCCATCCTGCGCGATACGCCATGGGTTACGTGCTGGTCAACGGTGCTCGCACGGCTTCCAGGCGCCACACGCGCTGGTGTGACACGGTTTAAGGGCATGGCTGGTACCTGCCGCGCCGTAACGCTCCCACTTGAGGCGTAACACTTGTTACGCCATCTGTTACGGTAAAAACCCTGTCAGTGACTGGGTTGTTACGTTTGTTACGCTTGTTACGCTTTCCGGCAAGAGCCCCCCTTACTAAGAGAGAGGGAGGGAAGACCCCTGAAAAACCCCTCTATCTATCTATATACCTAAAAAAGCGTAACAACGTAACAGAGGGCACCAAACCCCCGTACTGGCGGGCGATCTGCGTGTTACGGTAGGCGTAACACCACCGTAACAGGCGTAACAGGTCCATGCAGGAAGTCAAAGTCCGTTTCCAGCCGTCCGATCTGGACCTGATCGACCGGCAGGCGGCAGCGGCAGGTACCAACCGCTCGGCATTGATCCGGCAGCGGGCAATTGTTGCGGATTATGAACAGGGGCTTTATGCCTTGACGCCAAGCGCATACCATGCCCTTGTCTCTGATGCCGCTGCCTTTATGGGTGGTGTCGTCCCGAGGCAGCATGTTGAGCTATTAACCGCGTATGTCATCACCAGACTTGATTCGCATCACAGCCAAACAGTCGCCCGTCATCAACCGTCTTCATGACGCCATGACCATGGCACTGGCAACCGCCAACGCAATCCGCGATAACGCACAAGACGAAGGCATCCCCATCCCCGCCGAACTGGTCGCCAGTTTTGACGCCGACTACAGCGCCATCATCACCGCCTTAACCGAAGCCGCATCATGAAATTCATCACCGCACAGTCCGACCTCAACCACGCGCTTAAGGTCGTCGGTCGCGCCGTCTCCAATGGCAAGACCCATCCGATTCTCGCCAATGTCCTGATCGACGCTATGGCCGATGGCCACTTGCGTGTTTCGGCCTTTGACTTAGAACTCGGCATCTCAACCACAACCCTTGCGTCTGTTGAAACCGCAGGATCCATCGCCGTCCCATACCGCGTCCTATCCGAGATCGTCGGGCGCCTAGACAGCGATGCCGCCTTGCTCCTAACCGCTGATGGCACTGCCGTCAGCCTGTCGAGCGCAACAGGCTCCTACCAGCTCGCTGGGGATGATGCAGACGACTTCCCCGCCCTTCCGGTCGTCGATACCGCTGGAGCGGTCTCCGTGGCCCTTGTGGAGCCCATGCGTGCCGCTTTGGCTGCTGCTTCCACCGATGAGGCCAAAGGCGTCATCTGCGGCCTGCACGTCGCCATAGAAGCCGGCACCATGCGCATCGAGGCAACCGACGGTCATCGCATGGTCACCCGCACCCAGCCAGCCGATGGCGCCATTGACATCATCCTGCCGACACGTAGCATCTCCGCCATCCAGCGCCTTGATGCTCCTACGGTCACGCTTGCTGCATCCAGCAGTCAAGCGATCATCATTGCCGATGGCGTCACCATCACTTCCCGCACCCTGGCCGGCACATTTCCCGCAGTGGCAAAGCTGGTGCCTGAATCCTTCAAGCACACCATCACCGCCGATCGCATCGCCTTGATTGCAGCCCTAGAGCGTATTGCCATCATCAACTCCGATGTGGTAAGGCTTTCGGTCAAAAACAAAACCTTATCGATCGTCGCAGATTCCGAAGCCAGCAGCGGCGCTGAAAAACTTACCTGCTCAGGCTCATTCCCTGATGCTGGCTTCAATGTCCGTTACCTGGTCGATGGTCTCAAGCACTTAGATGGTGCCAAGGTTCAAATCCAAGCCAACACGCCTACCACACCTGTCATCATGTCGCCAGTAGGTATTGACGGCCAGCTTTACCTTGTCATGCCCGTACAGGTTCGTGTATGATTCCAACGGTCACAACCACATACATGGCACTCACAGGCTCTGAACTGCTCGCACAAGTCAAAATCCTTGGCGAAGTGCCCGAAGCTGATCTCGCAACCGCTACCGGTTACGTCACCGCTGAAGGCAAACCTAAAATCGCTGCCCTTCGCTCTTCACTTCTGGAGGCCTATGGCCTTAAGGTCGTCAAAGCACCGAAGTCTGGCCGTGCCCTCTCCTATGAAGGCACCATCCAGAAAAACGGCAATGCCATCCTGTCTGGTGGTTACACCAGTCAGCTAGGCCTAGCACCCGGTGATAAGTTCGCCGTTGAAGTCGATGCCGAAGAAGGTATCGTGGCAATTAGTAAACTCGACTGATCACTAATCGCCCCTGATTTTGGTCGGGGGCTTTTGCTAGCATCTATTTATGGCAGCACCAAGAGGCACCAAACAAGAGTCAATCGACCGCGCTAATCACTTTGCGCGGATCATTGCTAATGGTGGCCGTAGATCAGACTGCATAAAA